GGATGGCATAAAGGTAGGGGCAAGTAATGGCACGGAAATCAAACTTTGACCGTTTGACCAGTTATCGCAAGAAATTGGAAACCTCCAAGAGGTGGCGCAAGGAGGAGGGGTTTGACCAGATTTGGAAGCGTATGAGCGACCTGTATCGTGGTCGCCATTATGAGTATTACAGTGACGCTGACCGTTTGCTGGTGAATATTTGTTTTTCAACGGTGAATGTTATTGTCCCCAGCGTTTCGGTGAACTATCCGAAGATTACGGTGAACGCCGTCAAGCCCGAGCAGGCTGCAGAGGCGGTTATTGCTGAGGCTGTGGTGAACTATTGGTGGAGGCATCAGAACATTAAGGACGAGTTCAAGAACGCCGTTAAGGATATGGTGATTTTTGGTCACGGCTGGATGAAGGTCGGCTATAGGTATGTTGAGGAGGAAGTTGTCCCCGATGAGGACGATTCGGAGAATGTCCCCGATAATCAGGTGACACCTCAGACGATTGTTTTGGAGGACGCTCCGTTTGCGGAGCGTGTGTCGTGTTACGATGTGTTTGTTGACCCAGATGCAACGTCCCCGAAGGATATGCGTTGGATTGCTCAACGTATTCGCCGTCCGCTGGCTGAGGTTCGTAGTGACAAGCGTTACAACAAGTCTGCCCGTGAGTCTGTTGGTACGATGGCGGTTAGCCGTTATGCGGACGACCCTTCGGTTCGTAAGATTCGTGACAAAGAAGAAGGTTACGCCGAGATTTGGGAGTTTTACGACATCAAGAATCGTACGATGTCTGTCTTTGCTGAAGGCGGAGACAACTTCTTGGTGAAGCCGATGGCGATGCCGTATGCGTTTGGGCATCCGTTTGTTATGTTGCGGGATTATGATGTGCCCGACCAGTTTTATCCGTTGGGTGAACTTGAGGCTATTGAGCCGCTTCAGAAGGAACTGAACGAGACTCGCACCCAGATGATGAACCACCGTAAGCGGTTTGCCCGCAAGTGGCTATATAAAGAGTCGGCGTTTGACCAGTTGGGTCGTACTGCGTTGGAGTCCGATGAGGACAACGTGATGGTGCCCGTTATTGGCGATGACGCTATTGGGAATGTTATTTCGCCGATGCCTGCGGTTATTAACCCGCCCGATTTCTATAATCAGTCCAATGTTATTTCGGCTGACATTGACCGTGTTTCGGGTGTTTCGGAGTTTATGCGGGGTGGCGTATCGGAGATACGCCGTACCGCTACCGAGTCGGCTTTGATGCAGGATGCGGCTAATGCCCGTACGGCTGACAAGTTGGCAACCGTTGAGCGGGGTATGGCTGAGGTTGCTCGCCGTCTGGTGAAGTTGGCTCAACAGTTTATGACTGGTGAGCAGGTTGCTCGTATCGTTTCCAAGAACGGTGACCCTGTGTGGGTTAAATATGACCGTGACTATTTGGCTGGCGATTTTGACTTTGAGGTTGTCGGTGGTTCTACGCAGCCTGTGAACGAGTCGTTCCGCCGTCAAACTGCCCTGCAGATTGTGGACGCTATGGCTCCGTTTGCTGCTGCTGGGGTTATTGATATGACGAAACTGGCTGGCTATGTGCTGCAGTTCGGTTTCGGTGTGAAGTCCCCTGAACAGTTTATGCAGTCTGCTCCGCCCCCACAACCACCTGCGGGGCAGGCTGCTGAACTTGGTATGGGTGGGGTGCCCATCCCGCCTGCTAGTCCGAACCCGACCGTCCCTCAGCAGGCTGAGGCTGGTATGGCGGGTTTTGAGCAGGGTATGACCCTCTAGGGAACAGCCCCCTCTTAGGGTAGAGCAACCATTTAGGACTCTGGGAGAAAAAAACAATGAGCGATGAAATCGCAGTATCGTCAGCAGCGGACACCAACACTGGTGCAACCACGGAAGCAGAGACGACACAAGCAGCAGTAGAAACACCAGTTTTGCCTGTTGATGAGTACGCCAATTATGTGGTACCCATCAAGGTGGATGGTGAGGAACTTAAGGTTCCGCTTTCTGAAGCGTTGAGCGGTTATCAACGGCAAGCAGATTACACTCGTAAGACGCAGGAATTGAGTGAGCAGAGGCAGCAAGTAGAATTCGCCTCGGCTATTCATTCGGCGTTGGAGCGTAACCCTGAGGCTACTATTGACCTACTTGCTAGGCATTATGGCATCAGTCGTCAGCAGGCTGTTGATATGGTTAACGAAACTGCGACGGATGAGCCGTTGGACCCAGTTGACCAGAAATTCCGAGAGATGGAGCAGCGAGTTGCTTCGTTTGAGGAGTACCAGTCTCAGCAACAGATTGAACGTGAAATAGCGTCTCTGCAGGCTAAATACAGCGATTTTGACGTAGCCGAAGTGGTCAACACCGCACTTCGTCTCGGCTCAACAGACCTTGAGGGCACATATAAGCAACTTATGTTTGACAAAATGTTTGACCGTCAGCGTCTGGAATCGGAAGCACAAAAGAAGAAGCAGGAAACTGAGGCTGCTGTTGTCGCCGCAAAGCGACAAGCGGCAGTGGTTTCTGGTGGCTCCAATCCTAGTGCGTCTGCTACCAGCGAAGGCAGTCAACCAATTACAAACATTCGTGACGCTTGGGATGCCGCAAAACGTCAACTCGGTGCGAACTAACAACCTACAAACTTTTTCCTAGGAGGACAAAGTGTCTAACCCAAATTTTGATGCGTTGCTCAGCACTACGCTGGCAAACTATCGTGACCAACTGACGGATAACGTATTCACGGCTCGCCCGTTGACCTACTTCCTTCAGGACAAGGGTCGTATCCGTATGCTTAACGGCGGAACCAAGATTGTTGAGCCGTTGATTTACGGCACCAACAGCACTGTTGCGTCGTACAGTGGCTACGATTCGCTGTCGCTGACCCCGCAGGCTGGAATCACGGCTGCTGAGTACGATTGGAAGCAGTATGCTTCCACCATCGCAATCAGCGGTATTGAGGAAGCCAAGAACAACGGTGAGCAGGAAATCATTAACCTGCTGGAAGCCAAGATTATGCAGGCTGAGGAGTCAATGCGTGAAGGCTTCAACCAGATGTTCTTCGCCGATGGAACTGGCAACAGTGGCAAGGACTGGAACGGTCTGGGCAACATCGTTGAGGCTTCGGGAACCGTTGGTGGTATCAACCGTGCAACCGCTGGTAACGAATACTGGCGTTCGTACGAGGAGAACACCGCTGGTGCGTTGACGCTCGCCCAAATGGCGACCGCCTACAACACCGTTTCGGTTGGTAACGACCACCCAGATATGATTCTCACGACTCAAACCCTGTTTGAGAAGTATGAGGCACTTCTGGTTCCGAACCTTCGTTTCACTGACACCAAGACTGCAGATGCTGGTTTCCAGAACCTGCTTTACAAGGCTGCTCCAGTGACTTACGATGTTCACTGCACGGCTGGCGTTGTGTACTTCCTGAACAGCAAGTACCTGACGCTGGTTGGTCACTCTGGCAAGTGGTTCGCACAAACTTCGTTTGTGCAGCCTGAGAACGTGGATGCACGTTACGCCCTGATTCTGTGCTACGGCAACCTTACTTGCCGCAACGCCAAGAAGCAAGGCAAACTCACTGCCAAGACTGCCTAATTAGGTAGCAGCATATTCGGGTGGCGGGGGCTTAAATCCCCGCCACCCGAACCCAAACTGGAGTTTTATGCCCAAAGTTAACGGTAAAGAGTTTTCTTATAGTCCTGCTGGTATTGCGGCTGCTGCCGCATACCGCAAACTGTCTGGCAAAGACAAGGACGAGAATCAGAAAACTATTACCAAGGCTGAAGTGTTGCGGGATATTCCGCAGCCACGGTCTGGTGAAACCCAAGGTGCTTTTGTCAAGGGGCAGTTGGGTGCTTTGGATGAGGGCGACCGTGGTATGTTGAACAAAACCAATACTGCTATTGCCCGAAAGTATCTTGTTGAGTTTTATCGCAAGTGGCGTGCTACTCAGATTGCCGCAAGCCGTGGAAAAAAGATTAGGTAATTATGGCTAAGGATAAGGATGATTTGCGTGCGGCGATTGCCGCAGCGATGGCGAAAGGGAAAACAAAACGCCCGCTCCCCGCAAAGCGCACCAAGCCAAAAGGGTCGTATCGTGACCAGTTGGCTGACGCAAACCGTTTCGGTGGCAAGCGTCCCGAGCGCAAAGTTGTTAAGACTTTGATGAGTTACCCGCCCATTAAGGTTTATAACGATGGTAGTCGTGAGCGTGTAAAGCCAAAGTCTCCTCGTACTCGTCCTCGTCCTCGTGCCGAGTTTCCTGAGAAAATGCTTGAGGGACAGAAGCGGTATCCCGCATACAATGTTCAACCGATTCATCCTCGCAGGCGTAAGAAAATTCAACCAAAACATATAAGAAAAAAAGGATAAATAATTATGGCTAAGGGACGTAAACCCGCCATTACGGGAATGGCACGCCCACAGGGCGTGCTGGATGATGTGGTATACCCGATTATCAAAAAGGGTGCCCGCAAAGTTATGCGCAAAACACTCAATGCTGGTGAACCTAGCGTTGGAGAAAAGGCGTATTGGGCTGCTGCCAAGGTGGACAGGGCGGTTTCCAATAAGCGAATCGCCTCGTACACCCGTAAGGGCAACAAGGGTTACGCCAAGATGGAAGATGCGATTGAACGCAAATATGCGGTAGGTATGCACTCTGCTCGTAATCGCAAAAAGATTGACGCTGGCGCATACAAGTATGTGTTGAACCAAAAGAAAACAGAAGCATTGAAGTCTGGAAAGTCTGTTCGCAAGGCTGCAAAGGATTATCGTCAGAAGTTTCCGAAAAGAAAGTATAAGTGATGGCTAAGGGTCGTAAGCCCGCTATTGATGGTGTCGCTCGTCCTCAGGGTTTTCTGGACGATGTGGTATATCCGCTCGCCCAGAAGGCTGCTCGCAAAGTTGAGAATGTTTCTTTTACCAGCAACTTGCCTAGGAGTGCCCGCACCAAGATTACTCGCAAGGCTTCTTCTGTTGAAAGCAAAATGGCACAAAAGAGAATGTCATCGTATGCACGGAAAGCCGAAAAGGCTGATTTTCGTGCGGAAAAAGCCTTGGAAAAGAGTTACAAGTTTGCTGGTCCCACCAGTAGGCGTAATGCACGGGGTATGCGGCGAGCGGACGCTGCATACCGCAAGCAAAGCGGCAAAACCTATGTGAATTTTGAGAAAGCAGACGAGTTGCATAGTTCTGGTCGTAATGTTCGCAAAGCGGCGCAGCGTGCCAGAAAAGAAATAAGGAAACGCTAATGGCTAAGAAGCCTGCGATTACTGGATTGGCACGCCCAGCGGGATTCTGGGACGATGCCGCCAAAGCCACAGCAAAGTTGTCTGCGCCAATAGCGAAAAAGGTTAATTCGCAGTTGGCTAGAACTGCGACTAAGCGTCGTGAGATGGCAAAGACAGCCCGTATGGCTAAGAAGCATATGGATGTTATGAAGAAATCTGGAAAGCGTTGGGATGGTAAATAATGGCTAAGGCAAGAAAACCTGCTATTGACCTTGGGAATATTCATCGTGGTCGTGAACGCTGGTCATTTTCCGAGCAGCATCAGTTTGATGTTGAAATGGCTATGAGGGCAGGAAAGAAAGCCCCCAAGGGTCGTCCCCGTACTTGGCAGCAGGCTACCAAGTACGACAAAAAGAAGTAATTATGGCTAAGTCAAGAAAACCCGCAATTACTGGTATTGCACGCCCACAGGGCGTGCTGGACGATGTCGTGTATCCGATTGTCCAAAAGGCTGCAAAAAAAGTAAAGGCTCGTGGCGTTGAAGAACTAATGCGCACAAAACGTATTCAGTCTTACGCAAAAAAGGGTGACAAAGGCAGGCTAAAAGCAGAAAAGGCTTTGGAATCTAGATACAATTTTGGTTCTCCAAGTGCTGGACCTAGAATGCAAAAAGGCAACAGTAAGTATTATGTTAATGCGATAAAAATTGATGCTGTTGATGACGGTGTGTCGGTGCGTCGGCAAGCCCAAAAGGCACGCAAAATTTATCCCAAGCGTGTAAACTATC